AAATGCTGGTTGGTTCACGACGGATATCCCAGGACATCAGCACCCGTGATGAGGGCGGAGACGGGAAAGTGGTGGTTATCGGGCGGGGATGAAAATAAAAAAATCCCGCAGAGTTAGCGGAGCTGCGGGAGAGAACGATGAAGATTAACGTTATGGAGTTATTTTTCAGGCATCAAAAAAGTAATGCAGCGTCATTATTGCGGCTACAGGCAATTGCCGGAAATGTGAAGAGTTTCAGAAATTTTATTCCGTCATGACACAGGCACCCTCCGGGGTGCCTGTTGTTTTCTGGCATAAACAGATTCAGACATCAGACAGGAGAGGGGGACAGAGTGGGTAAAGGGGGCGGCAAGGCGCACACGCCGGTAGAGGCAAAGGACAATCTTAAGTCCACGCAGATGATGAGCGTGATTGACGCCATTGGTGAAGGGCCGATTGAAGGTCCGGTGAAGGGGCTGCAGAGTATCCTGGTGAACAAAACCCCGCTGACGGACACGGACGGTAATCCTGTGATACATGGTGTGACAGCGGTCTGGCACGCCGGGGAGCAGGAGCAGACACCACCTGAAGGCTTTGAGTCTTCCGGAGCTGAAACCGCACTGGGCGTGGAAGTGACGAAGGCAAAGCCGGTGACGCGCACCATTACATCCGCGAACATTGACCGCCTGCGGGTCACCTTCGGGGTGCAGTCACTGTTGGAGACCACCTCAAAGGGCGACCGTAATCCCTCTTCTGTCCGACTGCTGATTCAGTTGCAGCGTAACGGTAACTGGGTGACGGAAAAGGATGTCACCATTAACGGCAAGACCACCTCACAGTACCTGGCGTCGGTGATTCTGGATAATCTGCCTCCCCGCCCCTTTAACATCCGGATGGTCAGGGAGACGGCGGACAGCACCACGGACCAGCTGCAGAATAAGACGCTGTGGTCGTCATACACCGAAATCATCGATGTGAAACAGTGCTACCCGAACACGGCGATTGTGGGGCTGCAGGTGGATGCGGAGCAGTTTGGTGGCCAGCAGATGACGGTGAACTACCATATCCGCGGTCGCATCATTCAGGTACCGTCAAACTATGACCCGGAAAAACGCACTTACAGCGGTATCTGGGACGGCAGCCTGAAACCGGCATACAGCAATAACCCGGCCTGGTGCCTGTGGGACATGCTGACCCACCCGCGCTACGGAATGGGAAAACGTCTGGGGGCGGCGGATGTGGACAAGTGGGCGCTGTATGCCATCGGGCAGTACTGCGACCAGACGGTCCCGGATGGTTTCGGGGGCACAGAGCCGCGGATGACCTTTAATGCGAACCTGTCACAACAGCGTAAGGCGTGGGACGTTCTCAGTGATTTCTGCTCGGCGATGCGCTGTATGCCGGTATGGAACGGGCAGACGCTGACGTTTGTGCAGGACCGTCCGTCAGATGTGGTGTGGCCCTACACAAACAGTGATGTGGTGGCTGACAATGAAGGTGTGGGATTCCGCTACAGTTTCAGCGCCCTGAAGGACCGTCATACTGCGGTGGAGGTCAGTTACGTCGACCCGCATAACGGCTGGCAGACCTCCACGGAACTGGTGGAAGACCCGGAAGCCATACTGCGCTACGGACGCAACCTGCTGAAGATGGATGCGTTCGGCTGCACCAGTCGCGGTCAGGCCCACCGTGCCGGGCTGTGGGTGATAAAGACCGGACTGCTGGAAACGCAGACGGTGGATTTCACGCTCGGGTCACAGGGGCTGCGTCACACACCCGGTGACATTATTGAAATCTGTGATAACGACTATGCCGGGACCATGACCGGCGGACGTGTCCTGTCCATCGATGCCGCCAGCCGCACCCTGACACTGGACCGTGAGGTGACCCTGCCGGAGACAGGTGCCGCCACGGTGAACCTGATTAACGGCAGCGGTAAGCCGGTGAGCGTGGACATCACTGCACACCCCGCGCCGGACCGGATACAGGTCAGCACCCTGCCTGATGGTGTGGAGACATACGGTGTATGGGGACTCTCCCTGCCGTCACTGCGTCGTCGCCTGTTCCGCTGTGTCTCCATCCGGGAAAACACGGACGGCACCTTTGCCATCACGGCGGTGCAGCACGTACCGGAAAAGGAAGCCATCGTGGATAACGAGGCCTGCTTTGAGCCGCAGTCAGGCACCCTGAACAGCGTTATTCCACCGGCAGTGCAGCACCTCACGGTGGAGGTGAGCGCGGCTGACGGCCAGTATCTGGCACAGGCGAAATGGGACACGCCGCGGGTGGTGAAGGGGGTGCGCTTCAGTCTGCGACTGACCAGCGGAAGCGGAGAAGGCAGCCGTCTGGTGACCACCGCCATCACTGCGGATACAGAGCATCGTTCCAGTGGTCTGCCGCTCGGGGAATACACCCTGACAGTCAGGGCAATTAACAGTTATGGCCAGCAGGGCGAACCGGCCACCACCACCTTCCGGATTAACGCGCCAGCAAAACCCGCCACCATTGAGCTGACACCGGGCTATTTTCAGATAACAGCGGTCCCGCGTCTTGCGGTGTATGACCCGACGGTACAGTTTGAGTTCTGGTTTTCGGAGACAAAAATCGCAGATACATCTCAGGTGGAAACCTCTGCCCGTTATCTGGGGACCGGCAGTCAGTGGAGTGTATCCGGCCCGCACATTAAGCCCGGGAAGGATTTCTGGTTTTACGTGCGCAGCGTCAACCTGGTGGGGAAATCTGCTTTTGTGGAAGCCAGTGGCCGGGCCAGCAATGATGCAGAAGGGTATCTGGGGCTGTTTCGGGAAAAAATAGGAAAACTGCATCTGGCTCAGGGGCTGTGGGAGCTGATAGACAACAGCCAGCTTGCGGATGAGATGGCGGAGATGAAGACCTCCATCACCGAAACCCGCAATGAAATCACACAGACGGTCAGTAAAACGCTGGAGGACCAGAGCGCCACCATACAGCAGATACAGCGCGTGCAGAAGGACACAAATGATGACCTTGCTGCACTTTACATGCTGAAGGTACAGAAAACAAAAAATGGCATACCCTATGTTGCCGGTATTGGAGCGGGGATTGAGGATACTGATGGCTCAGCCCCTGAGCAACATACTGCTGCTGGCTGACCGTATTGCGATGATTAACCCGGAGGACGGCAACACCACGCCGTTATTTGTGGCGCAGGGGAATCAGTTGTTCATGAACGATGTGTTCCTGAAGCGGCTGTTTGCGGTGAGTATCACCTCGTCCGCCAATCCCCCGACGTTTTCCCTGACGCCGGAGGGCAGGCTGACCGCAAGAAATGCTGATATCAGCGGTAACGTGAATGCGAATTCCGGGACGCTCAACAACGTCACGATTAACGAGAACTGTCGGGTTCTGGGAAAACTGTCCGCGAACCAGATTGAAGGCGATCTCGTTAAAACAGTGGGCAAAGCTTTCCCCCGGGACTCCCGTGCACCGGAACGGTGGCCATCAGGGACCATTACCGTCAGGGTTTATGACGATCAGCCGTTTGACCGGCAGATTGTTATTCCGGCGGTGGCATTCAGTGGTGCTAAGCATGAGAGAGAGCATACTGATATTTACTCCTCATGCCGTCTGATAGTGCGGAAAAACGGTGCTGAAATTTATAACCGTACCGCGCTGGATAATACGCTGATTTACAGTGGCGTTATTGATATGCCTGCCGGTCACGGTCACATGACGCTGGAGTTTTCGGTGTCAGCATGGCTGGTGAATAACTGGTATCCCACAGCAAGTATCAGCGATTTGCTGGTTGTGGTGATGAAGAAAGCCACCGCAGGCATCAGTATCAGCTGAATTTTATAACCCATATACGGGCGCCAGAAATGGCGCCTTTTTTATTGCAGAAAAGCGAGAGGTAATTATGCGTAAACTTTATGCCGCCATTTTGTCCGCAGCCATTTGTCTGGCCGTATCCGGTGCGCCTGCATGGGCGTCTGAACATCAGTCCACGCTGAGCGCGGGGTATCTTCATGCCCCGACGAACGTTCCTGGCAGCGATGAACTGAACGGGATTAACGTGAAATACCGTTATGAGTTTACGGACACGCTGGGGCTGGTGACGTCATTCAGCTATGCAGGAGACAAGAATCGCCAGCTTACCCGTTACAGCGATACCCGCTGGCATGAAGATTCCGTTCGTAACCGCTGGTTCAGCGTAATGGCGGGGCCGTCTGTGCGCGTGAATGAATGGTTCAGCGCGTATGCGATGGCGGGTGTGGCTTACAGCCGTGTGTCGACTTTCTCCGGGGATTATCTCCGCGTAACTGACAACAAGGGGAAAACGCACGATGTGCTGACCGGAAGTGATGACGGTCGCCACAGCAACACGTCTCTGGCGTGGGGGGCTGGCGTGCAGTTTAACCCGACCGAATCCGTGGCCATTGATATTGCTTATGAAGGCTCCGGCAGTGGCGACTGGCGCACTGACGGTTTCATCGTGGGTGTCGGTTATAAGTTCTGATTAGCCAGGTAACACAGTGTTATGACAGCCCGCCGGTTCAGGCGGGCTTTTTTGTGGGGTGAATATGGCAGTAAAGATTTCAGGTGTACTGAAAGACGGCACAGGAAAACCGGTAGAGAACTGCACCATTCAACTGAAAGCCAGACGTAACAGCGCCACGGTGGCCTCTGAAAATCCGGATGAAGCCGGTCGTTACAGCATGGACGTTGAGTACGGTCAGTACAGCGTCATTCTGTTGGTGGAGGGATTCCCGCCGTCACATGCCGGGACCATCACCGTGTATGAAGATTCTCAACCGGGGACGCTGAATGATTTTCTCGGTGCCATGTCGGAGGATGACGTCCGTCCGGAGGCACTGCGTCGTTTTGAACTGATGGTGGAAGAAGCAGCGCGTCACGCAGAGGAGGCGAAGAAGAATGCCGGAGAAGCAGAGACGTCCGCGAGGAATGCCGGCATATCAGCCAGTAAGGCGGAAGCGAGCGCGGCAAATGCTGACACTTCAGCAGGGGAAGCATCGGAGTCAGCCCGGCAGGCGACGGAAAGTGCAGCCTCAGCAAAGCAGTCAGAGGAGGCGTCCTCGTCCTCGGCCTCTGCGGCCGCTCAAAAAGCCAGTGAGTCATCACAAAGTGCAGCAGATGCTGAGTTGTCAAAAAAGACGGCAGAAAGTGCAGCCGGTAATGCAGCCAGGGATGCAACGACCGCAACAGAAAAAGCCCGGGAGTCAGCAGAAAGCGCACAGTCAGCGGAACAAAGCAGGATAGCGGCGGAAGAGGCCGTAAACCGAATCCCCACGGTGGTGGGGCCTCCCGGGCCAAAGGGGGAACCGGGTCCCGCGGGTCCTCAGGGGCCGAAGGGAGATAAAGGAGAGCGTGGAGACACCGGTCCGGCAGGGGCAACCGGTGAAAGGGGGCCGGCAGGTGATGCTGGTCCGGCAGGCCCGGCAGGCCCGGCAGGCCCACAGGGACCGAAAGGAGAAACAGGTGCGGCTGGCCCGGTGGGGGCAACCGGACCTCAGGGGCCGAAGGGCGACCCGGGGGAGACGCAAATACGGTTCCGTCTGGGGCCGGGAAACATTATTGAGACAAACAGCCATGGCTGGTTCCCGGATACAGATGGCGCACTCATCACCGGACTGACCTTTCTTGACCCCAAAGATGCCACACGGGTTCAGGGTTTTTTTCAGCATTTGCAGGTCAGGTTTGGTGACGGGCCGTGGCAGGATGTTAAGGGGCTTGATGAAGTGGGCAGTGATACAGGCAGAACAGGAGAATGACATGAACATACTAAAAAAACTTATGCAGCGTCTGTGCGGTTGCGGAAAGCATGATGACCGTGAACACGGGGGGTTACTTACAGCACAACTGCGTCTGGGGCCGGCAGACATTCTGGAGTCAGATGAGAATGGCATTATCCCGGAGCAGGACAGGGTAATCACGCAGGTGGTGATACTGGATGCGGATAAAAAGCAGATACAGTGCGTGGTAAGACCGCTGCAAATCCTGCGTGCTGACGGGACGTGGGAAAATATTGGCGGGATGAAATAGCCCGACAGCTTCACAAAAACCGGAGTCCGGCTCCGGTTTTTGTTGTCATGTATGGGGGCTGTTTGTTATGACTCCCTGTGTTTGGAATGAATATTTAAATAGGGAGTTTTGTCATGCCGTTAACATCAGCTATTGCATCCAATTCATTTTCCACCGGAATGCAGGTTCTTCGTGCTCAAATGGCCGCCAGTGGCGGTGGAGAAATTACAGTAGGCGGGCAGACGGTCCGTATCACATATAGTGAAACGGATGGTCGCTTTCTGGCGAGTGGGGGCAATAACAGTTTGCTTTCTGGATTATTACTTACAGGGCTTAATGGTGGTCCTGAAGCGCTCAGGGATATAATGTTAAGAATGGTTTCAGGTTCAGGTAACACACAATCACATGGTGATATTGAGGGGAAAATATCACAATGTAAGTTTTCTGTTAATACGGAGAGCCTTCAGTGTCCATCCGAGGCGGTTCGATGCCCAATTATACTGGATAAACCAGAAGAAGGTGTGTTTGTTAAAAATTCAGAAGGTTCTTTGGTTTGTACCTTATTTGATTCGGTTTCTTTTTCTCATTTGGTTCGCGACGGTGGGAAGCACCCGCTAACACGAGAACCAATAACGTCATCAATGATTGTAAGTCAAGAACAATGTATTTATGACCAAACCAAAGGAAACTTTGTCATAAAGGATAAGTGAAATAAATATTACCCAAGCTATATGTTAACTGCCAGTTGCTTATATGAAATGCTACAGATGTTCAGGGTATAAGGATGTGGTAATTGGTGTACTGGATGCAGCTAAAAAGCATATACAGTGAGTGGTGAGGCCGCTGCAAATCTGGCGTGCTGACGGGGAAATATTGGCGGGATGAAATAGCCGACGGATTCACAAAAACCGGAGTCCGGCTCCGGTTTTTGTTGTCATGTCAGGGAGATGTTTGTTATGAAGCCCAGAGGAAATATTTATCTGTATGAAGGAATATGGTAATGCCTGGATTAGTATCATATATATCATCGACTTCATTCGCGAATGAGATGGCGGAGATGCGTCAGCAGGTAATGGAAGGGCAGATTGGTGGATTTCTCCTGGGAGGGGAGAGAGTTAGAGTTTCTTATTTATTTCAATTGCATTAATATCTTGAATGGATTACATAGAGTTAATGTATCCAGTACTCCCTATTCTCTTGCATATAATACATGTTGCAACTTACATCTCAGCGCTATGAAAAAACACCACCTCTCTCTTTATGAAATTCTGGATTTACCAAGCGCTAATTTATCATTTCAATCTACCTTTAAGTATTGCATTTATCTCCCTACGAGGTCATACTTTAGGAAGTTAAATATGAATGATAATATACCTACAGCGCGAAATCACAAACAATCGACTTGTATTACAGAAAAAACATGCCTATATTTTTAAACTTCACAGCAGGAAGTATCTTACCTGAGAATGAGCTAGCATCTTTACGTTATATTGTGCAGCAAAATCAAAATGATACTGTAATCATAAAAGAACGTTATAAAATGGATATCCGTTATATCGAATCAGTCAATGGTTTTACAGTAAATCCTGTATGCAGTAATCATTTCTCCATATTTATGGCGAGACAAAACACTATTGCTCGCAACCTGGAACAGCAGATCAACAACGGACGAAGTTTTGCACAAATATCTCAGGATTTTATGCTTCAATTATCTTCAAATATAGGATGGAAAAAAGGGGCCGAAAACGCCCTTAAAAATAAAATCCATTCTCATTCATTTGTTGTAAATCCTGATGAATTCTCTTGCGACACACAATTTCTTAAGTGCCCAATAACATTATGCGTTCCAGAAAAAGGGGTTTTTGTCAAGAATGCACTGAACTCCAACATATGCACTCTTTATGATAAGTCTGCGTTCATGAATCTCACAAGAGAACATCTACCCCACCCTCTCAGCAGGGAAAAGATAGTAAAAGAAATGATTATTGAAAGGAATATGTGTTATTTTGACACCATAAGTCAGCATTTCATAATTATGGATGCAGACCAACAGAAACAGCATTGTAAATAAAATGTAATAATTACATACTATTAGTGATTCTCATGCATCGTAAGCGGCTCGCCAGAACCGTATTGATATTTACTGAGGAGCCTGTACATAGATTTGTGTAATTGCCTGATTTTGATATGTTCAATCCAACATCAAAAGCAGGTTAATTTATGGACGAAAAACAGTTGCAGGCTCTGGCTAACGAACTGGCCAAAAATCTCAAAACCCCTGAAGATCTCAGCCAGTTCGATCGCCTGCTGAAGAAAATCAGCGTTGAGGCAGCTCTCAACGCTGAAATGTCCCACCATCTGGGCTACGATAAAAACCAGCCTAAACCGGGTGCCAACTCCCGCAATGGCTATTCCACAAAGACCGTTATCACCGGTGATGGCCACCTGGAAC